TTTAACATCTTTTGCACAAGTTTGGCACGGTTTTTGTTATGCGTGTGCGCCCGTGAAATTGTTTCACGTGGAACACTGCCACACCGATGCACGAAATAAAATGTTTCACGTGGAACACATTGTTAAACAAAGTTAAAAGAATAATTTAACACAAAATAACACGCCAACCGCTTGCACGTTCAAAACAAATGCTTAACTTTGAAGCAAGTTAAACAATTAAATACTTATCAAAATGAAAACAACAGATTTACTTTATCAAAATCAGAAAGTGTTAAACGCATTACAAGAAATGTTGCTTACAAGTAAAAAACACGTTGAGTTTTTGGCGGCAAATGCGCCCGAAATTCGTACAAGTTTGGAAAGCATCGCCGAAAGCCTGCAAACGGGGTGTGATATTTTGGAAAATCAAATCGTGTTTAACCGTGATACACGCAACAAGTTCGCAAAAGAAGTCGCCTGCAAAAATCAAGCGTATGACTTCATCGCAACCGAAAAACTCATCGGGCGTTTCAAAACCTTTTGCGAATGTTACCCGACAAACTTGTACATCGGTTTAACGGACGTTGAAACATTGCAGGGCAAATAACAATCAGCAAGGCACAAAGAAAAGGCGGTAACAATCAAGTTGCCGCCTTTCTTTTTGTCCTGCCTTTCAGTTACTCAATATAAACGCCGTCAGACAAAGCCGTGTATATCATTTCCTGCTCTTCTGTCAGCATTTCGGCGGTGTGTATGGGTGTAACATCATCGAACACGTTAAACCCTCTGAAATCGCCTAAAATGCCCGTTTGTCGGTCGGTGTTTCGCCCGTTGCTTGCGCTTTCGTACCACTTGCAGTAAATGTAAGGTTCTAAACCGTAATATAACATTTCGTTCCAATCATCGCCGCCAACGGTTTTAACTTGGGTGCTTGGTGAAAGGTATATTATTTCGCTGCTTGGTTCGGTTTCCTCAACTTGAAATACAACGCCGTTGCAGGACAAAAGCGCAACCCCGTTGCCCGTTACCACGTTTATAACGTATTGCAAAGCTATCGTTTTACCTGCATAATCATTATTGAGGTTTACAAAGCCTGCAAACGGCAAAAAGAGTTGTATTTCGCTTTCGTAGTCGGTGTTATCCTCATTGTGTGCTGGCACTACCGCCGTACCGAAATCAAGCGTGATTTTGTCTTGCGCTGGCTGGTGGCAAGATACCCCCGTATTGTAGTTGCCGCATCGTATTACATCGGTGCTGCTTGCTGCTATGTTGGTGTAAACACGGCGTATTTTGTTCACGTATGCGCCCAAATCTATGTTTTCGTATATGGGTGCGCCCGTGCTGGGGTCTGTTCCCGTTTCCTTGAAAAACCGTTTGCCGCTAAACTCTGCCAACTCATCAAGTGTTACCAAATACACGTTTATTGCGCCGTACTGCTCGCCTACAACGGTAACGGGGTACGCACTGCCAATAACTGCAAAATCGCCCCAATTAGTGTTCACTTGTATGCTTCCCGTTGCCGTCTTTTTATCGCTTGAAATCGTAAGGTCTTGCGTTTGAGTGAAGCCGCTTGCGTTCTCGTAGTAGAATTGCGGTGTACTTTGTTCGGTGTCAAATTCTGTGCCATCGTTTGCCGTTAATGTAACATTTACCGTTTCCCCGTCTTTCACATATTGCGGCAAGTCCTCGTTAGCGGTGCAGTTTGATAGGTTTGTAGAAATTTCTATAACATCATCGTAACTGCCCGTAAGAGTTACGGGTTTTGTCGGGTCTATGTCGGTAACGGTTAGCGTTGCTTGTTGGCTGTATTCCAAATCCTGCACCACAAACGGCGTTTTGGTCGCTGTTCCTGCCTTGTTCGTGTAACTCGCTTTGAGGTCAAAGAAACGTACTTTGTTCGGGCTGTATTGCCCCGTAACGGTGAAAGTTGCCGTTTCCCCGTCAAACGTATGTTGTTCGGTTACGCCGCTGCCCGTTATGTTGTTCGTAACATTAAGTTCGGGTGTTCCCTCGCTTACGGTTTCGCCCGTTATTGTAAACGGTTCGCCCGTGTCGCATTCCTCGTTACTCCAATTAGCGGTTTTTCCGTCCTCGCTTATTGTCATATCCTCGCTACTTGGATAATCGTAACCGTCCGTAAACGCTACTTTTGCGCTCACAATCTTAAACCCCTCGTTTGCCGTTAGTGTTATGCTCGCTTCGTAATAACTTACCTTTGCACCTTGCGCCGTTGTGTTAGGCACGTTGTTTGTTAGGTCTAAGTCGTTTTCATTTCGGGTTGCACCCGTGATAGTTATTTCCGTGTCTGCATCGGTGTCGGACAACTCACCAAATGCCCGAACCTTTGCGCCGTTCATATCCAAAACAACGCTTTTCGGGTATCCGCTTGTATTGGTATAAACTGCCTTAACATCACCTTGAAATACAAACCCGTCATCGGTTCTTACGTTTATATCCCAATAACCGCCGCTTGCGTTCCACTGGCTGTTATCATCGTGTGCGTTAGGTATATTTACAATTACTGCCATACTCTTTTAATTTTCGGTTGTTCCTTTCAAAGTTACTATAATTATACCCCCGTTTTCATTCAAAAGCCCCGTTTCAGAAAACGGCACTTTCTCGAAATTCGGGGTGCGCTTGTAAACCGTTTCACGGTTGGATATATACGGGTCGGGGTTGTCGCTTTCAGAAACTCGCCCCGTTGCCGCCAAAATCTCGCTTTCGTAGGTTTTAAGCACGTCCACACGCAACGAAAGTTCGTAGGCGTTGTTTCCCTCAAAACTCACCCTTTCCACGAAATAATAACGCCCCAAATCGGGTATGTAACAATAATTGAAAGTCGGTCGGGGCTGCTTTCGTAGTGTTACGGTCGGGAGCAACACATCAAAACTTTGCCGCAAATCGCCCTCAATCGCCGTAAACTCGCCCAACTGCTTGTTTACCGTGTTCGGGTGTCCGTTGTATGAATAAAAGTTTATCGTTGTCATATCTGCAAGAAAAAAGGCGGTGCGGTGCGCTTTCACCTGCACCCACACCGCCCAAAGTTAAACAATCTAATACCTATTGAGTTACTCAATAAAGAATACTACAAAGTTTTCGTTTGTATCGTTGAAATACCCTGCATCAAACTTGTAATAGTTGTTGAAAAACTCTGCTTTTGCGTTGTAGTTCGTTGTTACTCGTCTGTCAAGATTGCAAACGCCCAACGCATCACGGTCGAACATTACGCCCAACACGCCCGTAATTTCAACATCTTTGCCACCGCTTTCCTTGACATCAATATGCCCCGTGCTGGCAAAGTCGTAGTTCTTTCCGCTGCACTGCCAAAAAGGTACGGTTTCGGCTTGCGGCAAAAGCACATCGCCACGGTTGAACGTGTCGGAATAAAGATAGGTTTGCGCTGCCTTTGCAAAGTCGGACAAAAGTACAACGTGTAACATATCTTTCGGGGTAAATCTTTCCTTGCCGCCAACATTGAACACGGTCGAAATGCTTTGCAGGCGGTCGGCATACGTACCCATTACGTAAGACGCAAAGCGAATAAAGTCGGGGTCGGTTATCGCCTTTGCCGCTGTCAGTGTGTTGGGGTTAGGTGTCGGGTCGGGTGTGCCTGGTGTTGCAGGGAAATACTTGTCATTGTACAACTTCAAAAGGTTTACACATCTTGCAGTGCTTGCGCTGGAAAGGTTGACATTGGTTAGGGTGCCTGCCGTACCGCCAAACGCAACCGCATCAGCCAACACGGTTTCCGCAATCATGTTGTTAATTGTGCGCATAATCAAAGCGTCTGCCTTGATAGTCATTGACTTTTCAACGGCTGCATAAATCATCGAAATAAAGCCGTTAAGTTGTGCGGCGTTGCTGAAACTTTCCTTAACCTGCCTTTCGGTGATTGATACCGGCACTTCAAACGTAACCTTTGAGTTGAAAAATTTGGCGGTAACGGTCGGTTTGTGGAAAACATCTTGCGAATAGGTCTGCCCGTCCTTCAAATTCCACGTATCGTTTTCCTCTGCTTCGGGAACATCGGCACTTATTTTTTCCAACACGCTGCCAAACTCCCACGCATCCATAAGTACGGACGGCACTTTGCCCGCATAAGGTCGGTTTACGAAAATCACCTTGCCGATATGGTTTACAAGTGATTTTACGTAATTGTCAACGGCACTTTGATTAAACACTTCTTTGCCCAAATCCACAATGCCCGTTAAATCTTCATGCACAATGTCGGTTTTGCCCAACACTTCACCCGATACACTGTTAATAATCTGGTAAATCTGTTTTACTTCCATATTGCTAAAAATTAAATTAGTTATTCGTAAATACTCGTTGTTAATTCTCTTACAAGTGCAAAGATAATGTTTTTTCTCCAATTATCACGCCGTAACTGCAATTCTTTTGCAATTTCACTTGAAATTGATTTGCTTGCGCCCGTTCCTTTGCTGGTTTCGGTTGTTTGGCGTTCCTCTGTGCGGTTTCTCTCATCGTTTGCGGTCTTTCGGTCGCTGTCTGAAAAATCGGTATCGTTGAACGCCTTGTTTGCGCCCGTTTCGGTGTTGTCCGTGCTTTCCTGCAAAGTTACGGTTTCCGTCCGTTCAATTTGCCCCGTTACGGGTGTCAGTACATCGTAATCGGCTAACATCGCCGCCGCTTCACGTTCCCACCCCTGCACGTTCACGGCAATAACCGCCGAAACAACATCGCTTGCGTTGTCCGCATTGATAGAGTTTACAACGGTTTTGCCGCCAAACTGCAATAAGGCGTAAGCGTCTAACTTGGTCGGGTCGGTATCGCCGAAAATTGCGGCGTACTCTGTCGGATATTCAGTCTTGAAAACCGTTGCGAATATGCCGTTACCCTTTGTAAATAGTTCGCTGTATTTCATTGCTTATCGTCTTTGTTTTCTTCTGTTTCTTCTGTTTCCTCTGTTTCCTCTGTTTCGGTATCGTTACCGTCCGTTTCCGTTTCCGTTTCTTTCGTTTCCTCTGTTTCCTCTGTTTCCGTGTCGTTTCCGTCTGTTTCGGTGTCGTTTCCGTCTGTTTCGGTTGTTTCCTCTGTCGGTTCGGGTTCGTCTGTCGGGTCGGGGTTTTCCTTTGCCGTTTCCAAATCAGCCGCCAAAGCGTTGTAATTATCCCTTTCCAAACCCCAACTTGAAGCAAGTTTAACCGAAATTTCGGTATCGAACATCGCATTAATTTTCTCAACTGCATTTTGTCTTTCTTTTAGCATATTATCCACATACGGCAAAAGTACGTCCACATTCATTGATACCTCGCCCAAATTAAGGCGTTCCCGTTTCATGTTGTAGTTTGCATTTAGCCCCAATTCGTTGTACATACTCGCCTTGTAGTATTGCACCAACTCAATAAGCTGCGTTATGTACACGCTGTTTGTGGTCGGTGCGGTCTGCATATTTACGCCCTTGAAAAAAGCGTTTTCCCCGATAATTGAAAACTCGCCGTCTTGTATCTTGCACAAAAATTCCTCGGCACTCTGTTTTGTCTTGTCATCGCTGGCACTTATAAGCATCGTGATACGGGTCAAAATGCTTGCCGTGTTCAACGAAATAAGTCCGTCAGTATATAATACCGCATAACGCCCAATAAGCGGCAAAAGGCTTTCGCCGTTGCTGTCATTCTCAATCAAAACCCCGTCTTTCTGAATATCGTAGGTTTTGTTTAACTTTAATGCAGGGTTCGCCACGGTGTAAAGCGTTGCCCGTCCGTAAACATCGGGTTCGCCGCCTTTGCCGCCCGATAGCGCATACAAAACCCCGTCCACGCTGGTAACAAAGGCGTTGCCCGTGGTCTGCAAAAGCCGCTCCAATTCTTTTTGCGGTATGCTGTCGGGCAAACCCTCATACTCAAACATACTTTGAGTTTTAGCCAACGTGTTTGCCATAAATTCAGTTACGGCGGTGTCTTTGTCCCTTATTTGTTGCTGGTACAACTTGTAAATGTTATCTTTCCTTTTCATCTGTCAAAACTTTAATTAGTGTTGTAAGTTCGGCTAACACTTTCGTATTTTCCGCAATCGTATCTTTTAGGTGTTCCGTTTCTTCTTGGTGCACCTGCCTTTGTTTCACCATGTACCAAAACAAAGCCCCACACATCACAATCGGAAAACCCAAACTTGAAATAATTTGAATAATAGTATTTGCGTCCATATCGTTATAAATTTAGTTACTACTTGCAAAGATATGCATTTATTTCGTAAAACGGTCGGTTCGGCACGAAATTTGCACCAAACCGCCCGTTATTTTCATTTCAACGAAACAATGTTTGTCTTTGCGCTTGTAATTAAATAATTTCGTACTATCTCGCCAACTTCGTTATCTTGGTAGAAAACTTTGTCTATTGCGAAAAACCGTGCGACTTGTTGTTCAACGTAACTTGCCGTGCTTAACAACTTGCGTTTGTAGTTCGGTTTGCCGTTCATTTCCAGCGAATAAATAAGGCTGTTTTCCTCATCTTTTATCGGGGTTGTCTTGGCGTGTATGTACGTAAAACATTCGTTGCCTACTTGGATAATGTTGCCTTGCAAAACTACATCGTTAAACTTGATATAGTACACAAACAACACATCTTGCGGCTTGTACTTGCACGGCAAATGCGGATAAACTGCAAGTTCCCACTTACCGCCCGTAATCATCTGCAAGTTTTGGTTATCGAAACAAAAATACTTGTTGCTTGCTTTGTGTTGTACTATCGTACTGCAATACTCAACCGCCACTATTGCGCCGTGTTCGCCAAAGCGGTATATATCGATAGTTCCCTGCTCCATAAACGGCACTTGCTTCAATCCCATTTCCGTAAAGTACGGGCAAAACTTGTTTACGGTGTTACCCAACATAAACACTTTTACATCGTTCCTTTGGCGTATTATCGTGCTTAACAAGTTCATAAACAACATAAACTCATCGGGCAAATAATAACGCCGTGTCAAAAACTCATCAAACACAATCGTTGTAACATTCGGGTAACTGCTGCTTTTCTCGTGTTCCTGCTCTGAAAGGCAAAACCCGTAACAAAACGGGGTCGGGTCGGGTGTCCGCTTGTTTTTCTCTGCATCGTAGTACGACAAAAACCATTTGTTCGACATATAGAACACTTCGTTAAATTTGCCCTCTGTCAGTTCCTCAATAAGTCCGTTTGCCACGTGATTTGCAAACAGACTTTCGGCACGTTTGCCCCGTAAATCCTCACGCCAACGGCGTATATATGCCATTTGCTTGCCCGTCTTGATATAGTTTTCCAAACCATATTTTAAGGCGGCATAAGTCTTGCCGTTGGAACGCTCGCCAAATATAACATTATAGTCGGCGTTCTTGCTTAAAATCGCTTTCAAGTCGTAAAATTTCGGCTTGTCTGTCTTTGTCTTTCTTGTAGTCATACTCTTATTATTTTAGTCCTTAAATTTAATACCTCGCAAATAGTTTATGTACATAACCGAAAGGGAAAGGCTGTACCCCGTTGGCTCTAAATGTACGCCCGTGCGTTCGTTGTAATGCGCCGTGCTGCCTTTGTAGTCGGTTATCTCACCTTGTATCTCGTAGTCAATGTAAGTATGTATGTTTTTGCCCGTTGCCGCTGGCGGTATATCCAAATAGTTGGTGAACGCATCAAATATCCCGTCAGCCCCGTACTTTTCAATAAGATACGGTATCGCCGCCTTTTTGTTTACGCCCGAAACGGTTAGACTGAAATCGTAAGCCCGTCCGCCTGCTTTTAGTGCGTTCGGTTCTTGCACCATGTACCGTTTAGCTCCCAAAGTCTTAAACCGTGTATATGTACCCTCGAAATCCCAAACGCCCAAAGTCTTTGTTATGCCTTTTATCGTTTGCGGCTCGCAAAGGGAAAACGGCAAACCGTGGTACTTGCAGGCTGCACGCAATTTCATTTGTACCTGCATATTATAAGACTTGAAATACGCTTCATGTGCTTTGCCGTTCATTATCTTAATGCTGTCGGTGTCGCTGTAAATGTAATCGTCTTTTGCTTCATGTATGCCCGTGAAAAGGTTGCGCCGTGCGTATGCGGTTACAAAGATACCCCACGGGTAAAACAAAAAACGGTTCTTGCTGGTGTTGTATTTGTATAAAAGTTCCTGCTTTTGTTCGGCTGTCATTGAGTTAATATCCCACTCGCCGTTATATGTAAACTCATCACGCAAAGGGTTGGTAACACTCATACCGTAACAACTGTTTAACATTTCCTTGCTGTTTAGATATTCCACTTCTTTGCCCTCAACGCCTTTTAATTTCGTCTTGCTTTCGTACAAATGCAGGATAGATTTTACAAACGGGGTCGGCAAATACTCTTTCTTGTAACAATACATTTCACCCACACGCATACTTTCCCATGAATAAAAGTTTTTGATTATATTAAAATCAACGTCCGTAATTGTCAGCGCAATTTTTGCAGCCGCCACAATACGCCCGTTATTCTCGCACGGGTTTTCTTTCACGAAACATTTGCTTGCACTAATCGGGTTGTCTTGCGTTTCCATGGCAAATATGTTGGTAAACTCAATATCAAACACGCAACAATACTTTGATATTAAAAAATCAAATTGCGCCATGCTCTTAACCGTTATCGCAACGCCTTGCGACATCGGGTATTTTTCCGCTATCATTACATACGGGTAACTGCTTGTAAAGTCGTAACTATCCACGTTGTACATTATTTCGTCTGTATATTCGGCGTTTGCGTGTGTAAAACCGCCTGCAAATGCACGTTGCAGTATATTAAATTCATTCATACCCGTAATTTGTAGTTCCTGCATCAAGTTTACGTAATCCCAATTCGGTACGGTCTTTCCTGCATCGCTTTTTTCACGCAAACAGTGCGCACGGCAATACTTACGCACAAACCCCGTCTTTGTTATCGGTATATGCGTTATCCCTTTGCTTTCCTCGATACGTTCTTGTATGTAGCACATCACTACTTTAATATCGTTTATGCAGTAATGTATTTCAGCGTCTGTTAACGGCGTTTCGCTGTGCCTTATTTGCTGGTAGTCCAAATCGCCGACGGCTTTTGCGCACTTGTATTTCATAAGTTGCTCGCCCAACTTTGCAAGCGAATAACCCGAAAGCAAGTAACTGCATCTAAACTCAATGTTGCCCGTTGTTATTGCGTAAATCGGTTTGCGCAAATCAATACTGAAAACCCGTTTCCACTCAAACCACTTGCGCAAAAACTGAAATTCGTATGAAAGGTTATGCACATACACAATAAGGCGTAATTTGTCATTCAGTTGCAAAACCTCGCTTACGGTCTGCATCATCGTGACAAACTCACCCCACGTGCGCCCCATTATCGTATAACCGTTTATTCCAAACTGCCAAACGTACATTATTGCGGCTTTCTCTAATTTCGCCTTGCGCCCGTTGCTGTCCTGCATACGTTGCACTTGCTCGTATGTGTACGCCCGTCCGTCCGTATCACGGTAAAAACTTGTCGTTTCAATATCAAAGGCGCACGGGATATTGTAAAACCGTTCGCCCTTGCTGTTTCCGATAATGTTTTTTTCGTTTACGGCGGCTTTCAGTATTTCGGTTATTTCGGTCGGGCTGTTTATTCTTTCTTGTAACTCAAAAGGTATTTTTTTCATAAGCCAAACTTGCCAAAGTTGCGCAAAATGCGCTCTATATCGTTTTGCATATCCTCCATTTGGTCGGCTACCTCATTTGCTTGCCGCTCTATCTCTGCATCAATCGCTCGGGATATGCTTTGCGCTTCACTCTCAATTTGGGTGCTTATATCGCTTGCGCTTTGCTCCATTTCGCCCGTGAAATCCTTGTACCGCATCAAATACCGTTCCACGAAATCACTATCGGAAACGCTGTTTAACTTGCCTTGCAAGTTCCTTGCCATAAGGTTATACTCATCGGGCGTTAAATCGTACATACGTTGCAGGTGTTGCCCGTACTGCCTTGCACCTTGCGCCGTACTGGTTGGTTGGCGTAAAAACGAAATCGCCTTGCCGTACTCAATTTTTAGGGTGTTCCAATCGCCTTTCATTGAAAACTTGGTAAACCCCTTAATATCGCCTTTGTTCAACGCTTGCACGGCTGGCGAAAGTTGTCCGCTTTGCTCTATGTTCTGAATACGGCGGTTTGCCATTTGGAAAACCCTTGAAATCTCTTTTCTATATTCGGGGCTGCTTTCCACTGCCTGCAATATCTCTTTTTTGATTTTCGCCCGTTGGGTTGCACCAAATACCGACTTTGAAAATTTAATCTTGTAACCTAACTTTGACATACGCTGTTATATTAAATAGGGGTTACAAACATTGCAACCCCTACAAAGTTAAACATAACTTTCCAAACTCTTACAAGTCCACAAACGAAATAGAATAACACTTCTTTCCGTGGCTCTCGTACTCGTAAATCGTGTACCCGACTTTGCCGTCTTTGATAGTTTGTACCGCCTCATCATCGGCAAGTATTTCACGCACCGTTTCGGCGGTGTGTCTTGGTAGGTTCACCAGCCGTTTGTTTTCCTCATCAATAATTACGGGGCTGTCGCCTAACTGTGATTTATGAACATAAAACCCATTGATTTTGTGTACCACATCTTTGCCGCCCTCATTTTCAGAGTTGAAAATGTCGGCTAACTTGGTGTACTGAAAATCGGTTGTGTCAATGCCAAACGTGGTATTGTTAAATTTACTTGCAAAACTTTTCATTGTAGTAATTCTTTTAATTGTTAAACTTGGTGTTAATTGTTATTCTGCTTTCTGTCCTTGCGGTTCGCCGTCAAACGGCAATTTCGGTTCGGGGTTGGCTTGCAGCTTCAAGTCCATAAGCCACGCACGAAAGCGGTTTATTTTCATAACTGCACGCTGGTTGCGGCAAACTTCATTACACGCCATAAGGCTACCCAACGCCGACAAAGCGGCAAACGAAAATTCGTCAAATGCGTTTCTTTTTTCTTCCATTGTAGTAAACTTTTAATTGTTAAACATAGATTTTTTGAATTTCAACGCCCCGTTGTGTTTGACTACCGTTGTATCGGTTGTTACTATCGTTGCTTTGCCCCGTATCGTTACACCCTTTGAAACGCTACACCCCTGCAAAATTGCAGATAGAAACAACATCGCCCCACAAACGGCAAAAATCATTACACACATTGCAACTTCTTTAATCGCTTCTTTCGGTCGCTCTTTGAAATGCTTTATTAACTCTTTCATAATTTCAAGTTGTTTAAGTAACACGTTGCAAAGATACAACTTTTTTCTAACATACAAGCATAAGCGCACAAATTATTTTCGTTTTAACTTTTATTAACTCTTGGTGTTGTGTTCCACGTGAAACATTTTATTTCGTGCATCGGTGTGGCAGTGTTCCACGTGAAACAATTTCACGGGCGCACACGCATAACAAAAACCGTGCCAAACTTGTGCAAAAGATGTTAAA